CTCCTCGACTGCATATCTCATTATTCGGTAATGCTTGGGGAACATAATGACTGAAATACTACCTGTAAAAGTACATCAAGTTTCAATCAATCAAACTATATTACACACAATATATCCCGGGCATCTGCATTGTAACGAAAAATGGATTAAAATCATTAAAGATATAGGCGACAAAATGGACAGGTCTACTAATATAAAAGGTGGAATGACTGATTACAATGATCTACGTGATAATTCTGAATTTCAGCCATTAAAAGATTTTGCAATATCGATTTCAGAAGAACATCCTTATCATAGTCCTACTACTTTAGATACCAAAGTGGATAATATGTGGGGTGCAATGTATAAAAAAGGTGATCATACAGTTCCACATTGGCATAATCCATATAATTTTTCTTTTGTATATTTTTTGAAATCAGATGAAAATTCACAACCATTATGCTTTACAGATTCTAGTGATAAATTTTATATTCCTCCAATAGAAGGTTCATTTGTACTCTTTCCAGCTTATCTTTTTCATCATGTACCGCATCAAACAAATGATACTGACCGAATTATAATTGCTGGCAATCTTACAACAAAGGAAAAAGAGAAATGAAAAAATTTTTAAAACGTATTATGGGCATTGATAAACTAGAACAAGAAAAAATCAAACTTCTTGAAGAAACTGATCCAAAAGCGGCTGCATCTGCAAAAGGTGAAGCATATGTAGCAGTGATAGATACACAAGTTAATCCTGATAATATTAGAAACGGATTTTTTGAACTCGATTGGAACAACGAATTTATTGAGCAACTATTAGATGCTGGCTATAAAGGCGAAACACCCGAAGCTATCGTAGATCAATGGTTTAAAACTGTTGTGTCACAGATGCTACAAGAAGAAGGACAAACTGCTGATCGAGATATGGGCTATATTAATGTTATTCCTATCGACAAAGGAAAATCGGAGGTTTCTTAATGAATATCGAAGTACAATGGTTTGGTTGTATTGCAAATAATTTAGATTACGAATTAGCTGTAAATCCACCTACACCTATTCTTCCTTTTTTAATAAAAAAATATGGATCTAAATTAGACTACTGGCATTGTCCGTCTAAAACTGAATATTTAAAAAATGTATATTTAATTACAAGTCCTGTGAATTTTGTTTTAGATGTTGATCAAAACGAAAAAGTTACTTTTAAACACAACGGAAGTATTTTTACACAAAATGTAATTGAATCAAACCTAGAAACTCAAACTTGTTTAGATTTTCCGCTAAATTACTATTTTATAAATAAAAATGATAATGTTACTATTGATCTAATAGATCCTCCTCTTATTCATTTACCATTTAAGAACTTTTGCGGAAGTTTTAACATTAGTAAAATTTGTAGGCCTACAAATTTTACGTGTATTCCAGCTCATGGACCTTGTACAATTAATATAAAACGAGGCGATCCTTTATACGCAGTAAAATTCAACACTGCACAAAAAGTTGTATTGAAACAAATTGTTGATTCTAATTTACAGTCTAACATAATGAATAAATCGCAAAAAGTAATAAGTTTAAAAAATATTGTGAAAAATACATCACTATCAGACTTATATCAAAATTTTTCAAAATACATGAAACAATTATGGAAAAACAGTTGACATTTGTGATATTATATACTAATATAATTATATGAGCACTTATATTCTTGTAGACACTATGAACACTTTCTTTCGAGCTCGACATGTAGTTCGGGGAAGTCTCGACGACAAAGTCGGTATGGCTTTGCATGTAACTTTTAACAGTATTAAGAAAGCATGGACTGACTTTGATGCAGACCATGTGGTCTTTTGCTTAGAAGGCCGTAGTTGGCGCAAAGATGCTTACGAGCCTTACAAGCGTAACCGTAAAGAAGCTCGTGATGCTATGACTGCCCGAGAAGCAGAAGAAGATCGTGTGTTTTTTGAAATCTTTGACGAGTTTAAATCGTTTGTACGTGAAAAAACAAACTGTACTGTACTACACAACCCTGTGCTGGAAGCAGACGATCTTATTGCTGGTTGGGTGCAGTCTCATCCTAACGACAATCATGTTATTCTTAGTACAGATGGCGACTTTGCACAACTTATTGCACCCAATGTAAAACAATACAACGGTGTTAGTAATACTACAATTACACACGAAGGTTATTTTGACGACAAAGGTAAGCCAGTTATTGATAAAAAAACTGGTGATGCAAAGCCTGCACCAGACCCACAGTGGTTGCTGTTTGAAAAGTGTATGCGTGGCGACACTAGTGACAACATCTTTAGTGCTTACCCCGGTGTACGTAAGAAAGGCACTAAGAATAAAGTAGGTCTTACTGAAGCTTATGCAGATATGACTACTAAAGGCTATAATTGGAACAACATGATGCTTCAGCGTTGGACTGATCACAACGGTGATGAACACAGAGTTATTGACGATTACAATCGCAATGTTTTACTATGTGATTTGTCTGCACAACCCGAAAATATCCGTAACGAAATTACCAATACAATTAATGAACAAACACATGCTCCTAAAGATTTATCACAAGTAGGTGTGCGACTTCTTAAATTTTGTAATAAGTGGGATATGCAGCGTATTGCTGATAATATTTCACTATATTCAACTCCATTCCAAGCGAGATACCCAGTATGAAAAATGCAAAAGAAATCCTAAAAGACAAGTTTTGGCTTGTTATTGACAACGGTAAAAATGTTGGTACAATATCATTCGACAACGACCATTACATTGTTAACAGCGACGGCAAATACGAAGTTTATAAGAACAAGTCTAATATTAAGAAAAAATTAGGTGATCTCACTTGGACTCAACTTAAAATTCAAGAAACTACACAATACGATGTGCACAAATTTGTGTGTAATTCTAAGCCATATAATAGCATGTGGGACCTTAAAAAGAAATTGCCCTTGTTTACAAAAAGCAAAAAGTCTAAAAGTGTATATTGTGCAGGATATTACATCATTAAATTTAACAAAGGCTGGGTAAAAAGCTTTTGTCCTAAGTTAATTACTATTGAAAGATATGATTACAAGGGTCCATTTAAAACAGAAATCGAAATGCGCCAACAATTGAGTAAAGAAAATGCAAAATCAACCAATTAATACAAGTCCACTAAAGGATTTTTTAAGTTTAGTAAAGAGTGCAGAGTCAAGCAGACAAAAAGAAATCAGACTTGACATTGACAAAGCAAAAAAGTTACAATTCTGCCTGACTTTAATGCTAGCTAGGCATGTAGAAAACTTAGAAGAACTGTTAATGAAAAAGCAAGATGAAGAAAATAATCCAGTAATCGACATCAAAATGGATGGCGGTAGCAGTTGGTAATAGATAAATATACGTAGTTAAAGGAAGAAGAAAATGAGCAGGCCGAAACCTGTTATCTTAAAAGAATACACGGATAAAAAGACATATAGAACAGAACAAGTTCTTCAAGCGGATGCAATTTGGGCAGTTTTTTATCAGAATAAACCTTTTAATCTAAAAAGTTTTAACAGTTTAACTAACTACCCAGGTCCTAAGTATAAGAAAACTAGTTTTTCTAATCCCGGACACGCTCATAACCTTGCTCAAAGGTTAAATAGTATGTGGAACACTGAAGATTTTAAGGTTATTAAGTTTACTTCAGATAACTTACTGAATGAATAGAGCAACATACACAAAAATTTTTTTAAACACTGCTAAAATTAGTGTTGATGAAGTTAATCTAAAAAAATATTCATCCGAATGGTGGTACAACATTCGTGATAAGCAGTCTGGTGGCTTAAGATTGACTGAAGAAGGTAGAGATTTTTTAAAAAATCAACTGTCTTTAGCGTTTTATCAAATTAACTTTCCACCAGATCTTAACATTTACAAAACGAACATTCTGATACACTTAGACAACTTTATCACATGTCCGTATTTTCTCACAAAAAAGTATATAGAAGTTACAGATGATCGCAAAGCAATGGAGCTAAGTTTGCTTTCTGGTGATATAGAAAGATACGGTTTAATTAAAGCAATAGAAAAGCAAAAAAACATTTGACATATAGTCTGTTTTGTCGTATTATATACATAGTTAATAAACAAATACACAGGTAAGAACACAATGGACAATATTCGTACTACTTCCCCTAATAATGCAAAGAAAGTTATTTCAGCTGCATTCGATCAGCAACGTCCAATCTTTATTTGGGGTCCTCCAGGTATCGGTAAGTCAGACATTGTTCACCAAATTGGTGCTAGTAAGAATGCTCATGTAATTGACATTCGTCTTAGTCTTTGGGAGCCAACTGACATTAAAGGTATTCCGTACTTTGATTCAACGCAAAGCAAAATGGTTTGGGCACAACCTAGCGAATTGCCTGATGAAGAACTTGCAAGCCAGTACGAACATGTAATTTTGTTCTTGGACGAAATGAACTCAGCTGCTCCAGCTGTGCAAGCTGCTGCATATCAGCTTATTCTTAACCGTCGTGTAGGACAATACAAACTGCCAGACAATGTTCTTATTGTTGCTGCCGGTAACCGTGACAGCGATAAAGGTGTTACTTATCGCATGCCAGCACCGCTGGCTAACCGTTTTGTGCACTTGGAGATGTCAGTATCATTTGATGACTGGTTTGAATGGGCTGTAAACAACAAAATTCACCCCGACGTAGTTGGTTACCTGCAGTTTAGTAAAGGTGACTTATATGACTTTGATCCTAAGTCGCCGAGTCGTTCGTTTGCAACACCCCGTTCGTGGTCGTTTGTAAGTGACTTCCTTACTGATAACTATGATTCGGAGACACTTATGGATCTTGTGTCAGGTTCGATCGGTGAAGGCCTTGCGGTAAAGTTTGTTGCACATCGTAAAGTTGCTGCTGACATGCCTAATCCAAGCGATATTTTGGCTGGTAAGGTAACAGATCTTGATACTAACGAAATTAGTGCAATGTACAGCTTGATTGTTGCAATGTGTTACGAACTTAGTCAGTCAGTTAACGACGATAACAGTGACTTTTACGGACAAGTTGAAAACTTCTTGAAGTTTTCAATGAAGAACTTTGATACTGAGTTGGTTGTAATGGGTATGAAACTTGCCCTTACTCAGTACCGTTTGCCGATTGATCCTGATAAAGTTCCTAGCTTTGATGAATTCCACGAAAGATATGGAAAATACATTAAGGCTGCACAAGAGTAAAAAAACAAAGCGCTTGACAAGTCAGGCGCTTTGTTGTATTATATACATATATTAAACAACAAAGGTGACATCATGTCTGTAGAAGGTACAAAACACTGGCAACCCGATCCTAATATTACTCCCGAAGAACTTGATCGTATGACTACAGAAGTAATGGATCGTATTACTGTTGCACGGGTCGGCTTGCTGTTGAAACATCCGTTCTTTGGCAACATGGCTACTCGTCTTAGAGTAAAACCTGCTAACGATTGGCTGCCGACTGCTGCTGTTGATGGTCGTAACTTATACTTCAATGCACAATTTTTTAATGCAATGGAAAACTCTGAGATTGAGTTTGTGGTTGCACACGAAATTTTGCACTGTGTATTTGATCACCTTGGTCGTCGTGGTGATCGTGACCCTAAAATTCATAACGTAGCTGCTGATTACATTGTAAACAATCTTCTTGTTCGCGACAAAATTGGTTCAAAGCCTAAACTTGTTGACTGTTACCAAGATTTCAAATACGAGGGCTGGTCTAGTGAAGAAGTTTACGATGATCTAATGGAAAATGTTGTTGAGCATATCGACTTGGATCAACTAGGCGAAATGCTCGACGAGCACTTGGATCTCGACGGTGACGGTAAAGACGGTCAGCCTAAATACACCGAAGCAGAAATGAAAGAAATTCGCGACAGTATTAAAGAAAGTATGCTGTCGGCTGCACAAGCTGCCGGTGCTGGCAAAGTACCAGGTGAAATTGCACGCATTATTAAACAGTTTACTGAACCTAAAATGAACTGGCGTGAAATTTTGCAACAGCAAATTCAAAGTACTGTTAAGAATGATTACAGCTTTGCTCGTCCGTCACGTAAATCACACTACGGTGCAATCATTCCGGGTACTGTAAATGAAGATACAATTGACATTTGTGTTGCACTTGACACCAGTGGTAGTATCGGCGACGATATGCTTAAAGACTTCTTAAGTGAAATCAACGGCATTATGAGTCAATACAATGACTATAATGTTAAGGTTTGGTGTTTTGATACTAAGGTATACAACATGGAAGAGTTTTCGGCTCATGATGGCGACATTGCCGAATACGAAGCTGCTGGTGGTGGTGGCACTGACTTTGAAGCTAACTGGGGCTATATGAAAGAAGAAGGTATTGAGCCTAAAAAACTGATTGTATTCACTGATGGTTATCCGTGGGGTAGCTGGGGTGACGAAACTTATTGCGATACTGTGTTTGTAATTCACAGTAATCACGATAAGGATCTACAAGCACCGTTTGGAGTAACTGCCCACTATGAAGAAAAAAATTAATCAAGCGCCGAATCCACTAGAACTTTTTGATATTCGTAGAGTTTCGATCTGTCCAGAACATTTCGAAACTACTACGATTTCTTTTGACGACAACACTCCATTCAAAATACGCATGGAGTTAGGACTTATTGAATGGATAGAGGCAAATACCTCAGGACGCTATTACTTTAGAAAATTTAAAGATAGTGTTTGTATTGGCTTTGAACAGCCAAAAGAATTAACCTTTTTTATCATGTCAAATAAATAAATTACAAAAGGAGTATATAAATGACTGAAGAACAAAAAGAAATGCAAGAAGAAATGGTGTCTGAAGTACCACAAGGTTCACAACCGGCACCTGACTCTACAGAACTAACGGTTACTGACCTTGCTCAGTTACGCCAAATTATTGATGTTGCCACAGGCCGTGGCGCTTTTAAAGCTGGTGAAATGACTCAAGTTGGCCCAGTATATGATAAATTAGATAAATTTCTAAATCATATTGCAGCACAGCAGCAAGCACAGCAAGAAACACAAGCAAAAAGCGAGTAAAATATGTTAAAACACGTAGGACGAATAAAAAAAACACAAAAGAAGTGTATAGTAGCATATAGAGTTGTGCCTGGTACATCTGACGAATGTGTAATTATTCCGACTGAAAGTCTAAGTGCCGATGAACATGATAGTCTAATGAAACTAGTTGAAAGTTCAGCTGGTCAAGAAGCATACGAACTAGCCGAAGCAATGGCACGGACTTCTTTGCCAGATGGTAGAAACATGTTAGCAGGTTTCCATACCACCAACAGAATGGTTAAAACACAAACTATTCAAATAGAAATGACTCCTGATACTAAATCTGTTGTTGGCTTAGACGAATTAAACAATGTAATTGCACAACAAAAAGGTGTAACAGTAGAAGATTTAGCAATCAAAGATCCAAATGCTCCATCTAAGACTGCTACAGCACCAGTTGCAGAGCCACAAAAAGTAGATCCTGTATCTATTTATACAGACAATACACCTGCACCAACTCCCACAGCAGATGCAGAAACAGGTGTTATCACAGACGAAGCACTGGCTGCTAGTTATAGGTCACAAGCTGATAAGTTGTTTAAAGAAGCTAAGTCTTTAAGAGAACAAGCAGAAGCACTAGTACCTACAAAAAAGAAAACTACAGCAAAAGCTACTAAAGAAACAGCTAGTGCTTAATAAGAAAAAACGATTTGAAGAAGAAACTATCAAGTCGTGGCCGGATATTCTTAAGGACATTCGAATAGAATCAATCCCTACTGACTATATTAAACATATAAAAATAAATTTTATAGACGGTAGGGAGTGGTTAATTGATGTGGAAGAGAATCCAAAAGCTGATTTTAATAAAGCAATAGACGAATTATATCAAGAATACAGTGATAGTATAGCTAGTATTAACTTCAACATTGATATACAAAAAATTAAAAAAGATATAGAAAAGCGGACAACAGTTTTTTTAAAAAAACGGCAGTAAAGTTGATAAATATATATAACTTATATGATTCCAGGAGTTATAAATGGCTTTACAACTAAGACGCGGTACTGACGCTGAGCGTTTAACAATTACACCTGCAGAAGGTGAATTAATATATACTACTGATACGAAGTTAATATATGTAGGCGACGGCAGTACACTAGGGGGCACAAAAGCCGATAGTGGTATTACTGATTTACTTTCAGATAGCTCTCCGCAGCTAGGTGGTAACTTAGATCTAAACTCACAAACTATTATTGGCACCGGCGCTATTAATATTACTGGCAATATTAATGGTAACACAGTAGCAGGCAGTAGTGGTAACTTTACAAGCTCAGTAATTGGTAGTTTACAAGCAGCAAGCGTTCAAGGTGATCTAACTGGATCTGTATTTGCAGATGATTCTACAATGCTTGTAGACGGTACTG